CCACTACTACAGGCACAGGAACTATTTCTTTGGCTGGTGCTGAAACTGGCTTTGAAAGTTTCGTGGCTGGTATTGGTACAACTAATAAAACTTTCTATGCTATAGAATTACCAGGTAATGCTGAATTTGAAGTTGGTATAGGAACTGTTACCGATGCTAGTCCAGATACTTTATCCAGAGATACGGTTATCTCCTCGTCAAATTCTGATAATAAAGTAGATTTTTCCGCAGGAACAAAAAATGTTTTTTGTACTTATCCTGCATCTAGAGCACCGTCTGCGAGTATGACAGCTTCAACTTATGCTTTTAATCACTCAGCAACTTTATCTGATGATCAAACAATTAGTAATGCAGTATTAGCGGGGCCAGTCACAGTGACTGGAACTCAAACAATAACAGGAACGGTAGTAGTAGTTTAATGTCAAAGATAGAAGTAAATGAAATAGACGCACAATCAGGTAGTACGATTACCGTAGGATCAGCATGTAAATCAGTTGCTGTTCCAGGTAATGTTGTAAAAACAAACGCTGTGCAAGCTTCTGATGCTGGAAATATAATAAGTCAATCTGGAACTACGATTACAATCGGCGCTTCAGGCGATACAGTATCTCTTGCTAGTGGTGCATCACAATCAGGATTTGGAAGATCAGGTTCTGTAGATTGGCAGACAGGTAGTATTAAGACCTCTACGTTTACAGCTGCTAATGGCGAAGGTTATTTTGTAGATACATCTAGTGGAGCTGTGACTGCAAATTTACCTGCAGGATCTGCTGGAGCAATCGTTGCATTTGCGGATTACACAAGAACTTTTCAAACAAATAACTTTACTATAACACCAAATGGTTCAGAAAAAATTGGTGGGGTAAATGCAAGTGTAGTTTCAAATATAGAAGGACAAGCTTTAACTCTTGTTTATGTCGATGGAACAGAGGGTTGGATAAATGTGCAAAATGCAGAAGATACAGAAACAGGTGTTCCTCCTTTTGTAGCAGCTACAGGTGGAACAGTTTTAACAGTTGGAAATTTTAAAACTCATGTTTTTACAGGCCCAGGAACTTTTTGTGTATCAAATGCAGGATTACCAACTGGATCTAATACGATGGATTATTTTGTAGTCGCAGGGGGTGGAGGAGGTTCTCCAGGATACGCAGGCGGTGGTGGTGGAGGTGGTGGTTTTAGATTATCTAATTCAGTAGGATGTTTACCAGCACCATCTATGTCACCTTTAGCAAACCCAACAGGTTTACCCGTTTCAGTTCAAGCTTATCCAATTACAGTCGGTGCTGGTGGAGGAGCTGCATCACAAGGTTCAAGTTCAATTTTTTCAAGTATCACATCTGCAGGGGGTGGTAGAAGTAATGGTGCATCAGATGCAACTGAAAGAGCAGGTGGTTCAGGTGGTGGTGGAGCACAATCAGGTACTTGTAGACCAGGTGGAGCAGGAAATACACCTCCAGTCAGCCCCCCTCAAGGAAATCCAGGTGGTAATACAGCAGGTGGAGGTAATTCAGAAACTGGTGGTGGAGGTGGTGGAGCAAATAGTCTTGGACCTAATGGATCCTCTGGAGGCCCAACAGGTTCAGGTGGACAAGGAAGTAATGTTTCGGATTCATTTTTTGGTCCAACATCACCCTCATACGGTGAGGATTTTAGTCCAGTAGTTGCTGATACAAGAGCTTTTGCAGGAGGTGGAGGCGCCGGTGGAGCTGGTGGAGTACCAGTGCCTTCTTATGGAGCAGGTGGAAGAGGTGGCGGAGGACCTTCTCCAGCAGCTTCTCCTTGTGGTAGTGGAGTTGCTAACCAAGGTGGCGGTGGTGGTGGCGGTGGTGACCCTAATAATAACGGTGGAAGTGGTGGTAGCGGATTTGTAGCAATAAGGTATAAATTTCAATAATTATGACAAGTACAATTAAAGTAAATACAATACAAAATACATGTGGAGCAGACATCATAAAAGAGTCTGGTAACACGATAACTATTGGTGCATCTGGAGACACAGTAACTCTTGGATCTGGTGCATCACAAACAGGTTTTGGTAGAACAGGAACTGTAGATTGGCAGACAGGATCAATCAAAACATCTACTTTCACTGCAGCTGATGGTGAAGGATATTTTGTGGACACATCAAGTGGAGCCATAACTGTAAATTTACCTGCTGGATCAGCGGGAGCCATTGTTGCATTTTCAGATTATACAAGAACTTTTCAAACAAATAATTTAACTATTTCACCAAACGGTTCTAATAAGATCGGTGGTGTTGCAGATGATGCCACTTTAAGTACAGAAGGTCAAACAGCAACTTTTGTTTTTGTTGATGCAACTGAGGGTTGGATAAATATTCAAGAAACATCTAATTCAGTCACAGGTGCAGTGTTTATAACAGCAACAGGTGGTACAATTACAACATCTGGTAATGACAAAATTCATACGTTTACAAGTCCAGGAACATTCTGTGTTTCTCAAGTGGCTACTGATTCAACAAATAATCAAGTTTCTTACATGGTAGTTGCCGGTGGTGGAGGCGGTGGTGGAGGAGAAAAAGCTCCATCATTATCACCAAGAGGTGGCGGTGGCGGTGGAGCAGGAGGATTTAGAGAAGACAAAAGTCCAGTAACACCATATACAGCGAGTCCTTTAGAAGGAGCAGGTGCCATATCAGTTACAGCATCAGGTTTTCCAATTACAGTTGGTGGAGGTGGTGCAAAATCACCAATGCCTATTACAGATAATGGGACAACTGGAAGTCCTTCAATTTTTTCAACTATAACATCCGCAGGTGGAGGTGGTGGAGGATCAAGTCATTTAGGTGGATCAGTAAGAGGTGCAGAGGCCGGTGGATCCGGTGGTGGTGGATCTGCAGGTGGTGGATCTTCCAATGGTTCTGGTGGAGCAGGCAATACACCTCCTGTAAGTCCACCTCAAGGAAATAATGGTGGAAGTGGATCAACGAATCCAGGTCAAGGTGGAGACGGAGGTGGAGGAGCCACTGCTGTAGGTGCAGTAGGTGGAGGACCTTCTGCCCCATCACCAAATAGTCCTGGTGGAAATGGTGGAGCTGGAGCAACAACAAGCATTAATGCATCACCAACAGCTTTTGCTGGAGGAGGTGGTGGAGGAGCTGGTGAATCTCCTACCAACGCTGGAACTGGTGGAACTGGTGGAGGTGGAACTGGAGCAGGAAATCCAGGACCTGCTGGTGTGGCTGGTAGCACTAATACAGGTGGTGGAGGCGGAGGTGGAGCTGCTTCTGGTGGAGCAAATCATTGCGGTGGAAATGGAGGCTCAGGTGTGGTTATAATAAGGTATAAATTTCAATAGGTAAATTATGAGTGAAGTAAAAGTAAATAAAATTAGTCCAAGAACAAATTGTGGCACGGTCCAGTTAGGAGATAGTGGAGACACTATTACAATTCCTGCTGGTGTATCAATTACAAACTCTGGTACTGCATCAGGTTTTGGTGCAACAGGAGCTGTGTCTTGGAATACAACAGTTAAGACATCAGGCTTTACAGCAGTGTCTGGTGAGGGATATTTTGTAAATACTACAAGTGGAGCAATATCAGTTAATCTTCCCGCAGGAACTGCAGGAGCTGTTGTTGGCTTTAAAGATTATGCAAAAACTTTTGATACTAATGCGTTAACGTTAGTTCAAAATGGTTCAGACAAGATTGGTGGTTCGACAACTAATGCAACTATAAATACTGAAGGAGTTGCAATAACATTAGTTTTTGTTGATTCAACACAAGGTTGGTTAGTAACAGACGATGGTTTACAATCATCAGCTAGCACAGCAGCGTATGTTGCAGCAACGGGTGGTAACACAGTTGCTACTTGTGGAAATTTTAAAATTCATACATTTACAGGTCCAGGAACTTTCTGTGTATCTTCAGTAGGTAACGCAGAGGGATCTAACACAATAGATTATCTAGTAGTAGCAGGAGCCGGTGGTGGAGGTATGGGAGGAAATGCTGCATCTTTACCAAACCCTTCTTGTCAAAAAGATGGTGGTGGCGGTGGTGGAGCTGGTGGTTATAGAGAATCTTCAGGTGCAGCAAGTGGTTGCTATACAAGATCACCTTTAGGTGCTGGTGTTTCAGCTTTACCAGTAACTGCTTCTCCTTTTCCAGTAACAGTTGGAGGTGGTGGTAGTGGTGCTTCTGGTAATTGTAACCCTGGTTCAAATGGTTCAAATTCGGTTTTTGCAGGCACAACAACTATTACCTCAACAGGTGGTGGCGGTGGTGGTTCAAAAAATAATCCAGGTGGTGCAGGTAGCGGTCCTTTTAGTGGAAACACTGGAGGATCTGGAGGTGGAGCTACTCATAGAAATTCACCTACAGCAAACAGCACAACAGGTGGTGGAGCAGGAAACACACCTCCTGTAAGTCCACCTCAAGGAAATCCAGGTGGAAATGCAAACAATCCTTGGGTTAACGCGAGAGGTGGTGGCGGTGGTGGCGCACAAGGTTCTGGTGCATCAGGTTGTAATAGTGGAGATGGTGGAGCTGGTTTTACAAGTTGTATTACAGGATCTCCTGTAGGTTATGCAGGAGGAGGTGGTGCAGCTGGAGGACCTGCATTGGGACCCGCACCATCAGCTATGGCTGACGGCGGTGAGGGTGGAGTTCTACAATCCCCTGGAACTGATAGGGTTCCTAATACATTTGGCGCTGGAGACGGGGCTGGAGGTAGTGAGACTAAAACAGCAGGGACTGACAACAGAGGTTCTGGAGGTGGAGCTGGAAACCCAGCATCAGCTAATGGTGCAAATGGTGGTTCAGGAATTGTTGTCATTAGGTATAAATTTCAAAATTAATATGTATTTACTGAACTTTAAAATTAATATATAAGGAGAAACATTATGGCACATTTTGCAAAACTAGGGGCTAACGGAAAAGTAATTCAAGTATTAACTTTGGATAATAAAGATATGCTTAATGCTGATAACGTTGAAGATGAATCAGTAGGTCAACAATATTTAGAAACACACAACAATTGGCCTGCACAGATGTGGATTCAAACATCTTACAATACAACAGGTAATACACATAACTCTGGTGATAACTCAAAAGCATTTAGAGGAAACTATGCAGGTATAGGTTTTACTTGGGATGAAGATAATCAAATTTTCTGGCCTAAAAAACCTCACGCATCTTGGGTAAAAAATACCACAACTGCATCTTGGGATGCACCTATAACTTATCCATCAATAGATATTTACGATTCAACTTGGACACAAGAAGAGATTGACGCTGAAACAGCAGCTGAAAATTCTTCAATGCCAGAAGGAACAAATGCTGGAGATCCAAAAACTAGATCCTACGAGATTTATTGGGATGAGTCTGCTCATCAAGCTGACAACACTACAGGTTGGAAAGCTAAAAAACACGATGATTCAACTGTAAGTTGGAACGGCTCTGCTTGGGCATAGTTGACTTTTTTTTAAATTAGTATTAAATAGGTGGTGGTATGCAAAAGAAAGTATTAAGCGAACAAGCATTATATTATGGTGATGTGGCGATGCCCAAAGATTGGGACATTGATAGAGAAAAACTTCAAAAAGATATTTTACAATCACAAATTCAAAACAAACAATTTCCGTTCTCAAGAACTTGGGATATGTTGAATACATATATTAGTGACCATATTAAAGTTGAACATCAAATTAATTTAATTAACAAAGAAACGTGGGGCAATATTTATAAACCTGCGGAAACTACAATTCCATTACTTAACATAGATCCAGTAGATCTTCGAAACTCACCAGACTTTACATTACTCTATGGTGTAAATGTAAAAGATTGTATGGTTCGAATACACTTTGAAGATAACAGACGTAAAGGTAGAAGTTGGGACATACCATTAGAAAATAATATGTTTATTATGTTTCCATCAACCAATATGTATTACCTAACCAATAATCAAAAGGATAGTTTAAATTTTGTACAGACAATAACTTATGAATATATATAAAAATTTTATAAGCAAAAAAGATTCAAATAAAATTTGTAATGTGTTTTTAAATAATAATTTTCCTTGGTATTATCATAATACCTCAACTAAAAATGATTCAAGTTTTTTTTCTCACGGTTTTATTGTTGAGGAACAAATAAATTCTGGTTTTATATTTTTAATAGAACCAATTTTAAAAAAATTAAAATGTAAAAAAATTTATAACATAAGAGCTAATTTATGTTTAAAAGGGCCTTACCAATGTAATTGGCATACAGATAATTTTACAAATAATTTAACACACAAAACAGCCATATATTATGTGAACACTAATAATGGTTATACAGAATTTAAAGATAAAAAAATTAAATGTTTGAAAAATCAAATAATAATTTTTGATTCAAAATTATTGCATAGGGCAAAAATTCAAACAGATACAATAACAAGAATGGTAATAAATTTTAATTATGAACTTAACTAATCATTACTGGTATTTTAGCGGGGCACTCACACCTAGATTCTGTGATGATGTTATAGCATACGCTAATAAACAAAAAGAAGTTATGGCCAGAACCGGTGGCTATGGTGATAGAAAATTAAAAAAAGACGAAGTTAAAAACATGCAACGTAAAAGAAAATCTGATTTAGTATGGCTTAATGATACTTGGATATATAAAGAATTACATCCATATGTTCA